TGTTCAAAGATAGCATAATAAGTTGTATTAGAAGTTCCAATACCACTATTAAAAGATATAAAACCAGTTACCGCCCCGGCTAATGTAATATCACCCGTGCCTTGTGTTGTACTAGTTTCTTTTACTCTATCATTTATAACTAAAGCCATAAAATTTTTCCTTAACTCATACTAATAATTGCATTAGCAGGCGTAGACGGATCAGGGAACGTAACTGTAAAAGTACCGTTAGTTGCTGTCTTGTTTCCACCAAAATCTAAAACTACTACTAATCTATTTGCTACACCATCAACTGTATCTGTATTATAGATAGCTGCAAAAGCTGCAGTGAAAGTTGCGCTACTATAAGTAACATTAGCAAAATCAACTGAAGCAACTGCTGTACTAGAAGCAACCGCCTGTGACCCTAAAGTTTTTACAGAATAGTTAGTTCCACCTGTTGAATCTACTTCGCCGTTACTAGTTCCTAATAAAGCAACTGTTGATGCTGTTGTATAAGGATTAGTTGTGTATAAAGAAAATTTAAAAGTGTTTCCTCCGTTTGCAAAGTCATGCTGCCCAGAAAAAAGTGCACCTCTAAAACTAAATGGTATTATATTTGCCATATTCTTTTATCTCCTTAATTAACTTGATGGTGGTTTAACATTAAGTTGAGCGCGAACTTCACCATCTTGATATTCGTCTCTGCGTCTGATACCGATTTGCTCGATAGCGTACGATTCTAATGCTTGATTAAAAGCCTGTTGATAGTATTGTAACATATCTGCAGGACCTTTCAAGTATGCATATGTATTTACCAGACATCCGTACAAAAGTAAATCTTGATATTTGTTGGATAGATAAGTGCCTGTTGTAGCCGGAGCAGGTGTAGATGTGGTGTCTGTAATTGTATCTGGTTCTTTATCATATGATATTGTAATTTCGTAAGTTTTATCAGGTGTAGGGGCCACTACCCAAAAAGTTTCATCCCAATTAGAGTAGTATTTTGGAATATCTACAGCAGATGTAGAGGGTGTAGAATAATATTCTGCCATAAAACTAGTATCTCTTTGTTCTAAATAATACTGATTGCCTGCTTGATCTTTAAACTGAACATATCTAATTGCTCTTAAATCAGTTGGAATTGTTACATATCTATTTCCTATAATGGCATTAGAAGTTGCATAAAACACGTTTTGATCCGTATCAATCTCTCTGTAAATTTTATTTTCTGTATTTTTAATAATTGTGTTTAAAACAGAATCAGTTAATACTTTTGGAGTGGTTACTCCATTGTCTACTTCTGTATAATTTTTAATATCAGTTCTTAAATTGTCTAAAGTATATGCCATTATCCGTTTATTACCTCAAGTGTTACTGGTCCGGCTGAACAATTTGTTCCTCCACCTTCTATATTACCAGACGTTGCATTACTAGTGCTAGTTATATAAAAATAATTTATTGGATTAGTTAGAGGATCAGATGTTGTTGCTCCGGTAATATTACCGGCAGAATCTATTTTACCCAATGCAATTGTAAAACCATTTGGATTATTTAAATCACTAACATTATCAAAAGTTGGAATGTTAGCAAATGATTGTAAATTTTTTAAATCAGCAGGATCAGAACCACCAGGTCCCGCACCTGTTACTTGTGGTGCTCCTCTAAATCTTACAATAGAACCTGCAGCTCTTTGATGATCTTCTGAATAAATATTTACATAAGTTGTTCCAGAATAAATTATAGATTCAAATGGATTATTTTCTAAAAGTATTAAACTTGTTTTCGATGCAGGTTGTGGTCTTGGATTATATAAAGCTTGAGAATCTGAACCTACTGGTTTTGGAGATAATTGTGGTTGTTTGGCTTCAAACTCTGAAGTGTGAACTAAAGATCCATTCCATTCTCTAACCATTTCAGTATATGGGTACACCATTCCTGATCTATCGGAAATTGCTAACGCGTGTTTACCAGAAGCATATTTACCCATTATATTCCATCTCCATAAAATGTTTGTGGTGAAATAAAAGTAGAAGTACCTTGATTGTCTGCATCTAATGCTCTTAATAATTCACTTTCATATCTTCGTTCTAATTCTTGACTCATTTCAGGTGAATATTTTAAACTTAAATAATATGCAAGACCAGACATCATACAAGGATAGAATCTATTTACTACGTCTGCAGTATTATTATATGCACCAACATCTTGAATTTTAGATAAATAATAAAAACAAAATTGAAAACTACTCGGTGTAGTTGTGCTCGATACACTTGAACTTGGTGTTGTATATAAAAATATACTTGGATTTAATTTTCTTTCCACATAGTATTGTGAAGGAGTGCCTTTAGCTAATTTGTTTGGTGTTTGTGAATATGTAGATCTATCTATTTTAGTTAGAGCAATATCTTGAGGTTCTGTAGTTGTAGTATTATTTCTATAGTATGCTTCTAATACATCACTAATATCACTTGGAAAATTTTCTGAATCTGATGCAAAATTATATTCTGCTTGTCCTTCAACTAAAGGAACTTTAGCTAGTTTTACTTTCCATAAATGAACACCTCTATTACCCCATTCTTGAAACATAATATTTAAAGAACGTCTTGCTGATCTTAATTGATACCCAGTTCTAGTTCCCCTAACACCAGTTCGTTCAAATGCTTCTTCTATAATATCATCTATCTGTGGATTAAATTCAGTAGTTTCAGAAGTAGGAGAGATAGTTTGAGCAGTATTACCCATTCCAGAAGTGGCTGTAGTCCCTGAATTATAATAAAATAATAAAGGTGCTCCGACTGTTCTTACAGGCGCAACATTAATGGTTGTTTTTGCTCCTGTAGTTCCCGGTGTTCCTGTATGTGTAACACCTGTTGTATATTCTACCCCACCTGTTGTAAAAGTTCCATCTTTTGTTGTTGAAAAAGAAAATTTAAAATTAGTATTAGAACTATCGGAAGTATCAAATATAACAGTATCGCCTTCTTGTAAAAACAATACAGGACTTACTTCTCCGTTAATAAAAAATTTATTAGCAGTTCCAAAGGCGTTAGTGCCACTTGCTACAGTGACTGTGTAAGTAAGTGTAGCCACGAGTTAATCCTATGTAAATGTTATAGTTACACCTGGAGTATTTGTTAAATCTAAATAAACTCCTTCATCAAATAAAATTCCTGAACCAGGGACATAAAAATCTATTCCTTCAGTTCCAAATTTAAATGTAGCTATTGTAGTTCCACCAGATCCACCACTTTTAAATACAATAGAAGAACTTGCAGCTCCTTCAGCTTGAATACCAGTTATTCTAGCTCTTTGTGTTGTAGGAACCATTTGTCCATCTGCTGTAGCATGAGCTACGAGTTGATCACTTGAGTATGATGCCATTTTTTCTCCTTAAATTATGTGTGGGCCGAAGCCCACACTAATTATTTATTATGCGTTGTTTATATTTTGAATATATTCAACTGTAATGTTACCACGTCCACTTGTACCAGCACTAAAATCAATAAAGATTGGTAAGTCACTTGATCCAATGTCGACCCAAGTATCGGCGTCTGTAATAGTTCCACCTGAACCTAATTTAATAACATTGGCTGCTGTTCCAGCTGCTAATGCTGTAAATACTTCAGTTGATGCAGAAGTTGTACCAACACTTATGTTAGCCGCATCACACGCAGTTGTAATGTAAATTCTTACTTCCACAATTTGTGAATTTGCAGGAAGTACAATTCCAGTATCTGCAGCTGTAGTTGATTGACTCCAAGATGCAGTTTGAGCCATTTTAACAAACCCAACATTTTTGACATTATCGCCAACAGTTGTACCAGTTGTGTTTGCTATCGTTCCCGCTTTAATTGGTCCCGAAAAAGTAGTTGTTGCCATTTTATATTCCTCCTAGAATATCTGAATACTGTCCTCTAGGGTTGTCGACTATACGCGTCAGTATTCATCATTTATTAAATGTATAGTGTTTAAAATATATACTAGTTTTTAATAGAGCGCAAGAGAGCCTGTAGTGTGAATTAAGTTTTTCAACGATGTAGCTTTTATATTAAGAAGCTACTGAAACTTGTGGAGCAGAACCTTCTACTGTATTCTGTAAGTGAGCAATTCTAGCTTCTTCTAGCTTGATCTTTGTGATGACTTCTTTAACTTTGTCATCAATTCTAACCATCTCAAGAGTATATCTGTTATTATCCAGATGCTCCTGTTCCCACTTCAACTCCAAGGACCTTTTTTGTTTGTATAGGTCTTGTATCATAAACAACCTCCTCAAAAGTTATTCGATTTGTTCTCGGATCATAACTTTCTCCGAGATACTCCCATTTTATACTATTCTCTCCCAGTTTGTCAAGTATAGCATTTTCAACATCTTTAGCATTATCATTAGATTCTATTTCAAATTTACCATGATAATTGTAAGCCCAGATATTTATGAGGAATTTAGTCATTTTCTCACCCTATATTAAAAAAGGGGCCGAATTGTGTTCGGCCCCTTAAATTTATTGATTACGTTGCGTTTGAACCAAAGATACCTCTTGGATCAGAAAATCCAAATACATATCTTTCTCTCGCTTTGTATCTAACGTTACCTGTATCAAAGTCACCTTCCATAGAAGTTTTGATAGGTGATCTGTTGAAATGCTTCAGACCATTAGGCACATCAGTTTTAATGAAGAATTTTTTCGCAGCAGTTAAGTAATTATTTACTGTGTAACCACCAGAGATCATTC